ATGACAAAGGAACTATGTAAAAATATTTTAAGAAGAATTATATTGGCTGCGTTTGGTTATGAAGATATGGAACAAATTGATATAGTTTATCCAAAGAAACATCCAGGATCAAAAGAAGAAGTTCAGAGATTAACTGAAATTTGGATGGCATCTGAAGTAAGAAATCTAAAAATCGATGAAAATTATTCAGACGCAAATAATATAGAAAAGATGTTTGCAAAAATGGGAAATGATGAAGAAGAAGACGATGATTTTAATAGTAAAAATATTAAAACATATACCAACAAAAAGGCTACAATTATTGATATTATTTGTGATAAAAATTTTGAAAGAGAAGGTAAATTAAATGAATTGAATATTTCATTAAACGCAAAGTTTCCAAAATTGGAGGGTGATAAATGTACATTTATTGGTTCAACATTTATGAATTATGGTAATACAGAACCTCATTTTAATCACTGTATTGTATTAAATACTTGTTCTAAAATGCCGATTGAGAATTCAGTAGTAGAATCTTATACTACAGAAAGAGAGGTATTATTGGCTTGGCAACAATTAGTTCAACGTGAAAACCCAGATATTATTATTGGTTACAATATATTTGGTTTTGATTATAACTTTATGTTTAAGCGGTCAGAGGAAAATAATTGTGTAGAGGATTTCTTGAAGTTATCCCGTAATAAAGATGAAATTTGTGCTACAAAAGATAAAGATACGGGTAAATATAAAATTGAAGAAAGTACTCTTCAAATTGCTAGTGGACAACATGATTTCCAATTTATTAAAATGAATGGTCGTCTTCAAGTTGATTTATATAACTTTTATCGCCGTGAAGCTAATTTAATCTCGTATAAATTAGATTATGTTGCGGGTAATTTTATTGGAGATTTTATAAAAGAATTTGAGTATAAAAGCGAGCAAACTGTAATAAAAACTTCAAATATGACAGGTCTTCTAGTAGGTAGTTATATTCATTTCGAAGAAATCGGTCATTCAGTAGACTATTACGCAGATGGTGCAAAGTTTATAGTAACGGACATTGATAAAGAAAAGAATAAATTTACTATAAATGGTATTGTAAATCCCGATATAATCTCTAAGAAAGTAAGATGGTGTTTAGCTAAGGATGATGTTACGCCTAAGGATATATTTAGAATGACAAATGGAACTGCTGATGATAGGTCGGTGATTGCCAAATATTGTATCCAGGATTGTAATTTAGTTCATTACCTATTTAATAAGTCAGATATTCTAACTGGATTTATTGAGATGGCGAAAATTTGTAGTGTCCCAATTAACTTTCTTGTTATGAGAGGTCAGGGCATTAAACTAACAAGTTATGTTGCTAAAAAATGCCGAGAAAAGAGAACATTGATGCCAGTTATTGAGAAAGGTGGTCTTGACGAAGGTTATGAAGGTGCTATCGTGTTACCCCCAAAATGTGATTTATATTTGGATAATCCGGTAGCTTGTAATGATTATGCGTCTTTGTATCCAAGTTCAATGATTAGTGAAAATTTATCACATGATAGTAAAGTATGGACGCTTGAATATGATTTAGCTGGTAATCTTATTGAAGAATGGGGTGAAAAGAACGATGAAGATAGATTTATTTACGATAATTTACCTAACTACTCGTATGTAGATGTAAAATATGATACTTATGTTTATAGAAGAAAACATCCAAAGGCGGCAGCAGAAAAAGTTTTGTGTGGATATAAAATATGTAGATTTGCTCAGCCGACAGATTCGGGTGAATGTGAAGGTATTATGCCTGCTATATTAAAAGAATTATTGAAAGCAAGAAAAGATACTAGAAAGTTAATTCCGCAACAAACCGATGAATTTATGAAAAATGTGCTAGATCAGCGTCAGCTTGGTTATAAAGTTACTGCTAACTCTCTTTATGGACAATGTGGTGCTAAAACGAGTACATTTTATGAAAAAGATATTGCTGCGTGTACAACCGCTATTGGGCGCAAATTGCTAACATACGGAAAGCGCATTGTTGAGGAATGTTATGGAAATAATATTTGTGATACAAAAAATCATGGTAAAGTAAAAACTAAAGCTGAATACATATATGGTGACACTGATTCTGTATTCTATACATTTAATCTTGAAGATCTTGACGGTAATCCAATTCGTGGTAAAAAGGCTCTTGAAATAACAATTGAATTAGCACAGCAACTAGGTGTTATATCAGCTAAATTCTTAAAGTCTCCGCATGATTTTGAGTATGAGAAAACATTTATGCCATTTTGTTTATTATCAAAGAAAAGATATGTTGGAATGCTTTATGAAACAGATATCAATAAATGTAAAAGAAAGGAGATGGGAATTGTATTAAAACGCAGAGATAATGCTCCAATTGTTAAGGATATTTATGGAGGTATTATTGATATATTAATGAAAAAACAAAATATTCAAGAAGCAATTGATTTCTTAAGAGAAAGTTTACAAAATATTGTTGAAGAAAAATTTCCTATAGAAAAGCTAATTATTACAAAGTCATTGCGCTCTGGTTATAAAAACCCAAAATCAATCGCTCATAAAGTGTTAGCAGATAGGATTACCGCTAGAGATCCTGGTAATAAACCTGGTCCAGGAGATAGAATTCCGTTTGCTTATATTTTAACCAAAAACAAGAAAGCATTACAAGGTGAAAAAATAGAAACACCTATGTTTATAGCTGAAAATGAATTAAAAATAGATTACTCGTTCTATATTACAAATCAAATCATGAAGCCAGTTCAACAAGTATTTGCATTGGTTCTGGAAAAAATTTGGATAATGCAAAAAAAACTACCAAAAATTAAACAATTTAAAAGAGAGGTAGAATGTTTACGCAAGGAATACATTCATGATAATGATAAATTTGAAGATAAATTTGAAACTATGAGGTGTAAAGAAATTAAAGTGCTATTGTTTGATGAATATCTAAGAGAAACTAATAATGAAAAAGCGGGTCTACAATCACTAACTAAATTCTTTACAAAGAAATAATAGTATAATTGATAAATTTAATGTTGTTGAAAATATAAAAGTATTTTAATAAATGAAACTATAATATTTTTACCTTTTGTCTATTATTTTTTATTTTTATTTTTATTTTTTATTTTTTATTTTTGAACATTTTGTTTTCTTAGTGGGTTACGTTTTTTATTGTTACTTGAAATCATACTATTAAAATATTGTTGAACAACTTCCTTAATATCAGTAACCTGTGTTTCTAAACTCCAAATTCGTTCAGAAAGCTTCTCAACATCAGAAGTGACATCATCAAAAGTGACATCATCAAAAGTGACATCATCATCTTGACTATATTCAGACTCATTATCACAATCTTCATATTCCTCATTAGAATCATAATTTTCACTAACATTATCATCTTCAAATGTTCCCTTATATGAATTCATATCAAACCCTCTAGCATTATTCCATGAAGTAATGAAACCTTCTGATTCCAGTTTAAATAGGATTGCCGCCTCGGTTCTTTGATGTTTTACAGCAATCTGTTGAATAGTCCATTCTAAAAGTTCATATTCTCGTTGAAGCGAGAGCAATTCATTAACAGTCCATCTATTTCCATTTCTATTAAATGTGTTCATTGTATAATAATATTATTAGTAGTATATCTTTAAATCATTTTAGATAATACAATATTTATATTTATATTATGTCGCTGTATCGTGTGTTATTTGTGTGTTAATTTTTAATATAGTAGAGCATACCCATGTACCACATAATATCCACATATTATTAATAATATTTGCAGCATTATAAACAATCCATCTAAGACCTTGACAATGTGGTGTTGATGTCATAAATGGTGACAACAAAAATCCCATTACAGTTGATGGAACACACAATTTAACATATAAATGAGAAGCAAAATAATGTAAGCATATCCATCCTAAATATATACCAGATATACCAAAAATAAATCTAAAAATATTTTGTGAATAAGAAAGAATATTATAAATTCTCTCTGAAATAAAAGTTGATTTATGTTTATATTTGTTTAATTCAGTATCTTTGTCTAGATAAATGTTATCATTATCATTATCGTTATCGTTATCATTATCGTTATCATTATCATTATCGTTATCGTTATCGTTGGTATCATTACTAGAAATACTGTCTATTTCAGTTTTTCCTAGCATTTTTTCGAATACTTTGTCTATTTTTTTAAACCTTCTAGGCATTATATTTAAACATAAAATGTCTTTATATTATGTTTAAAATTAAATTGACGGATGATTTCGGTTATTAAGTTGTCTAAACAATGTGAATGGTTCAGATAATTCACCATTACCTGAAGCATCAGTATAATTTAAATTGTTTAATATATCTTCACCGTAATCATTAAAAATTGTTTCGACCAAATTATTAAAAATTGACTGATTTCTCTCTGTGTTTGAGTTTAAGGAATTATTTTGGGTGTTGTTATTTTGAGAAGATGGTTGAGAAGAACTGGTATTAGAATTGTTTTGATTTTCTGAAGAAAAAGCGGAAGAAACATTTGAATTATCTTGTCTAATATCATATCTACAAACAGGGCAATTACAATGACTTGTAAACCATGTATTCAATTCATCTGTATTAAATATGTGACCACAATGACGAATAACAGTAACCATATCATTATCATTAAAACTATTTAATGAAATTGGACATGATGTGTTTTTTGGAGAAATAATGTCACAATACATTACTCTTCTTGTTGCGGTTTCTATTTGAGATTGGGTGGGATAAACTTCAACTGGATCCAAAAAATTTCGCAATAAACGTAAATAGTCATTATTATTATTTAAATTTATATTTCTATTACTAAAATTGCGATCAACAGGAATTCTAATTTGTTCAACACTATCAATAATATAAGGAGTAGTATTTACATAAAGTCTACTTAAAATCTCATTTGTTATATTATTATCTCTAAAAATATTTCTTTGATTATTTATTCTATTATTATAGTTATAGTTATTGTTAGTGTTATTACGTGTAGCATTGTTATTACGTGTATCATTGTTATTACGTGTATCATTGTTATTACGTGTAGCATTGCTATTACGTGTAGCATTGTTATTTGTGTTAAGTATGTTAATGATTAAATTCCTAATTTCTATATTAGAACTAGTTAAGTTTGTAATTTGTCTTAAATTATCATTATACATTGTGTTTAATATATTAATTAATAAAAGTTGTTCATTACTGATATCATATGTTCTAGTAGTATTATTCATATATTATATATATTATTAAATCTGTTTAAATGTATTATTATATAATAAATATTACAAAATGAACAAACAAAAATACCAAAATAAAGGATTAAGTGGACTAGCAAATCTAGGTAACACATGTTTTATAAATTCTTGTATACAGGTACTATCACATACATATGATTTAAACAATTTTTTGGAACAAGAAACATATAAAAATAAGTTGAAAAAAAAATATGACTCTGTATTGATTTTAGAGTGGGATAATCTTAGAAAAATAATGTGGAATGAAAACTGTGTTGTATCTCCAGGCAAATTTATAAAGACAATTCAAAAGGTCTCGGAATTAAAAGGCGTGGATATGTTTACAGGATATTCTCAAAATGATTTACCGGAGTTTTTGTTATTTTTAATTGATTGTTTTCATACATCATTATCGAGAGAAATCAAAATGACAATCTCTGGGAAGCCAGAAAATGATACGGATATTGTTGCTATAAAATGTTTTGAAATGATAAAAAATATGTATTCAAAAGAATATTCCGAAATATGGAATTTATTTTATGCTATTCATGTTTCAGAGATAACAAGTTTAGAAACAGGAAAACAAATTAATTTAACTCCAGAACCATATTTTATGGTCGATTTACCAATTCCATCTAATAATAAATCACCTTCTTTAATTGATTGTTTTAATCTTTATGTTGAAGGCGAAGTCATGGAAGGAGAAAATGGGTGGTATAATTCAGAAACGAAAGAGAGAATAAATATTAGGAAAAAAATCCAATTTTGGTCATTTCCAAACATTTTAGTAATAGACTTTAAAAGATTTAATGCTAATTTTCAAAAGAATCAAATTTTAATTTCATTTCCACTTGATGATTTAGATTTATCTGAATATGTTATTGGATATAAAAAAGAATCATATAAATATGAACTTTATGGTGTATGTAATCATAGTGGCGGAGTTATGGGAGGTCATTATACATCATATGTAAAAAATGCTAATGGAAAGTGGTATCATTTTAACGATACGAGCGTGACGGAAGTGGGTTTAAATGACTCTATAATATCCCCGAAAGCATATGTTCTATTTTATAGAAAGAAAACAACTTAAGATAGTTAATTTTATATTATAATTTATTATTTTAACTATTTATATATTATAATGGAAGTCGTAAATACAACATCAACAACAGATCCAGTTAATATGTATAATTATTTAAACAGATTCATTTTAAATCCTATTGTTTTTATTACCATACTATTGATTATTGTAGCATTTTATGTATTTTCTTCATCTTTAGACAGTGGTTCGTCTGGTTTAGGAAATGGAAATGATAGTGGTTCAAATATAATGGGAATTATTATTGTAGCTATTTTAATCGTTTTAATTATTGTAAATGCTTTCCAATATTTTTTTAGTATAAATGTAACTGCTTATATTCAAGATTTATTTTCTCCAAAAACAAAGGTTGACATTGTTGTAGACCAAAGTACATATCAACCGTCAACGGTTCCTGTAATAAAATTTAAGAAACAAGTATTTAATATTCCTGGTAACTATTATAATTATGAAAATGCTAAGGCAGTATGTCAAGCCTATGGAGCTGATTTAGCGACATACGACCAAATTGAAAAAGCTTACGGTAGTGGAGCTGAATGGTGTAATTATGGTTGGTCTGCTAATCAGTTAGCACTTTTCCCAACACAAAAAAAAACATATGACAATTTACAAACCATACCAGGACACGAAAACGATTGTGGTAGAACTGGTGTAAATGGAGGATATATTGCTAATCCTAATATTAAATTTGGTGTAAATTGTTACGGTAATAAACCTAAAATAACATCAGAAGAAGAGGAATTAATGAAGATTGCTACACCATATCCTGAAACAGCAAAAGATTTAGCTTTTCAAAAACGTGTAGACTTCTGGAAAAATAAAGTTGATGAAATCTTAGTATCCCCATTTAACTATAATACATGGGGTTCAGCATAAATATTAATTTTTATATAAATTATAACTTGTTAAATTATATAAAATATTCAGGTGTATCATATTCAATTGTATCATATTTACACGTATAATTGTCATTACACCTCTTTGATATAAAATATGATTGATAAATATCGTAACTATATGATATTATAAGAATAAATAAAAATACGCAATAAATACGAATCAAAAAAAATAAAAATCTATTATCACGAAATAAGTTGTTAAATTTAAAACAAACAACAGATATAATTGACTCAGATTTTTTCATATATAACCTACATATTGGACAACTCTTATTTATGTGATACCATTTATATAAACAGCATAGATGAATCCATCCGCCACATTGACACCTTTTTAAAAATGTGTTTTGTGTTTTAAAATCTATGGGTCGTAAATTATCATATGTAACATTTTCCAAACAAATTAAACATATATTCAGTTCTAGTGGCCCATCTTCTGAATTATCCGGAAGATGGTCAATTAATCTAAAATACATACTACTATATTTGCTTAATATTTAATATTTAATATTAAATTATAACAACTTTCTTGTCGTTGATTTTTTAGAAACTCTTTGCCTTCTTGTTTTTTTCTTTTTTGTCCCAGCAGTTTTAATATCGTGTTCTCTAACAAGACCTAATAATTTGTCATGAAGTTCATCATCAATATCATCGCTGTATTCGCTGTCAGAATCAGTTGATTCCTCTTTATATGCTCCGCCCCTCATACTATAACTTAATGCCCAGTTAGGAATAACTAAATCATTAAATAAATCAGAAACTTTAGTGGAACCTCCAGATTGTAAAGGTTTATTTACTGTAAGTATTGGAGATAATCCAGATTTCATCATAATTGAATTCACACTAAATCCGCCGGAATAAACTCCAGCTTCTTTATCTGTATTAAATACCAATTCATTCGCTCCTATATAATCAATTTCACTCATATATATATTTTATTTATATATTAATTATTATTAGAAAAGCGCTTTATTTCAGGAACAACTTTAATTTCTCTCTTCTGTTTTAAGTGTTCCATTATAAGCTTGACCTGATTTTCATTTTTAATAACTTCACCTAAGGTCTTTTCTAAATATTTGAAGGTAAGTGGTTCGGCAACTTTTGTATTCGCAAATTTAAGTTTTCCATCATTTATTTGAACTGTCGCATTAGAGAGATTGTTTGAAGAAGCATAATTCGTTATATTTTTTTCAAGTAAATTACGTTTTTCTCTTAATTCCTTTGTTTTCTCATTTATTTGCTTAAGCTGGTTATCGAGTTGAACCCATTGTTGAATTTGATTTTCAAAATTCATTTAATTCCTATAGGAATACAAAATATAATATAAATATAAAAAAACCTTAAAAATTTTTAACGTCTATGTTTGCGACTTTTTTTACCACCATATCTCTTCTTTCGGTAGGTTTGCTGTAATCCTAAAAGACCCAACGGAACTATAGCTTGATTAATAACTTCGCCAAAAAATCCGCCACGTCTATTCTTTCTACGTCTTCCAGCAGTTTGAATTAAAGATAAGTTTTGCGATGTTGGTACGTTCTGTTGTTGAGACCATTGTCCTTGAGCTCCAACATATTCTGAACCAGCTCTGCTGGCATAAGGTCCAGTTGCATCAAATGTTCTAGAGAATTGTGAATCAGGGGTTCCATTTACATAAGCACCATAAGTGGAAGCAGAAGTATATGAACCACCTCTCATTTTGCGACTTCTACTTATATGTCTACGAGTGTGTCTACGACTATGTCTATGTTTTGCCATATTATATAAATTGATGAGAATAAAATAATTTAAAAGTAAAAAAATAGAAATTACGATATAAATTTATTTTTTAAGTTTCCTAAAACTAACGCGAGTTTATGAATTAAATATTTTAGTAATTAATTGTTTATTACGTAATAACATTATTAAAATAATAAGAATAGCTAAAATCATTACAAAAATTAAAAATACTAAAGCAACTGTAATATAAATGTAAGGATAAATTTCATAAAGTATAAAATCGATTACAGGTTTTAACAACATTTTAAATTCATTTTTTATATCATCCCGTTTTAAAATATCCAAACATTGTTGAACTAAAGAGTCTTTCATACTAAATCAAAATAAAATTATAATTAATTTTTAATTTATGCGTGTTATTACATTTAAATTTTTCTATATTTTGAATAATATGGATAATATTATTGAACCAACTGAAAACTTCGATTTTACCAAGCTTTCTTTAGCACATCCTAGTGGTATCCAAGGAGGCGCATATTTTACTAAAATTGAATATAATAAAAAACCTTTATACATACAAGCGGGTAAAAGTCTAACAAGACAAGGATTTGTTAAGACTGGTAAAAAATATTATTGTGATTTAATGTTTGATAAGAATTCGGAAAGCATTATAAATTGGTTTGAAAATTTAGAAGAAAGATGTCAGAAATTAATTTTCGATAGAAGAGACACATGGTTTCAAAATAGTTTAGAAGAAAATGATATTGAAAGTGCGTTTAATTCAACAATTCGTGTGTATAAGTCTGGTAAATTTTATTTAGTAAGAACGAATATTAAGAACAATGATAATAATAGACCTTCTATTAAAATTTATAATGAAAATGAGATACCGATGACAATGGAAGAAATTAACACTGAAACAAATATTATCTCAATTTTAGAAATACAAGGTATTAAATTTACAGCTAGAAATTTTCAAATTGAAATAGAGCTAAAGCAGGTAATGGTATTGGACAACGACCCTTTATTTGATAATTGTTTGATAAAAGTAAACGGCTCGAAAAAATCATCAGTTAAACCTTTAGCAGAAAATTATACAATAGATGAACCAAAATTAGACAACATTATATTAGATGATACTAAAATAGATGATACTATTTTACACGAGAATAATTTAGAAGAAGTTACAAATGAGAATATAAAAGAAAAAATGGAAGATAATTTAGATGAATTAGAGCCTATTGATATTTTACTTGAATCAGACGTTAAAGAAGATGTTAAACTTCACGAACCCATAGAAGAAAATAATACTTTAGATTTAGTTTTTGAAGATTTAAATGAAGATATTGAGGAGAATACTAATGAACTTAAAGAATTGAATAATAATGAGATGTCTTTAGAGAATAATTTAGGAACTATACATCTTAAAAAACCGAATCAAGTATATTTTGAATTATATAAGGAAGCAAGAAAAAAAGCAAAGGAAGCCAAAAGATCCGCAATTTTAGCTTATTTAGAAGCAAAGAACATTAAGAAAACTTATATGATTGAAAATATGGATGATAGTGATAGTGAATTTGATGCTGAAATTGATGAAGTGTCAGAAAGTGAATTAGAAGATTTTTAAATAATGCTTGTTTCACAAAATGTTTAGAATAATTAATATGTATTCTAAAAATTATTTTATCATTAATTTTATATAATGACAGTCTCTTTAAAGAAGCTATGGAATGACTATGGAATTGGAGCCATTTTGGTTTTATTAATTATTGCCTACGGAGTTAGTGTTTTCGCTGGTTATTTAGGTGCCAAAGGTATGCCTGGTTCTGAATCTGCTGCTATGATGCCTTCTCAATACAAGAATACAAACGCACAAGCTAGTGTAGGCGTCCGACCTTCTGATCCTAATGGAAACGAAGTTTTCTCATCTGCTAATGGTGTCCAAACCTCTATGCCTGGTATCCCCTCATCTTGCTCTCAACCTAATATCCAAAATCCTGCTGAACTTTTACCCAAGGATAGCAACTCTCAATGGGCTCAATTAAATCCTTCTGGTAAAGGTGAGCTTGCTAACGTTAACTTGCTTAAGGCTGGTTACCACATTGGTATCGACACTGTCGGACAAAGTTTGAGAAATGCCAACTTACAAATCCGCTCTGAGCCTCCTAACCCTCAACTCAATGTGGGACCCTGGAATTCCAGCACAATTGAGCCTGACTTCCTTCGTCCTCCTGTAAATATTGGTAGCGGTCCTCAATAAGCATATATGCTGATAAAATTAAAAATATATCAAATATTTTACGACGATAATTTTTTAATTAATATCAAAATCTTTATATTCATTATTTTTACACATATAAATATTTTGAACTATATTATCATTTGTGATTTTTTCAATATTCTCATATAATTCACTTTGCCAATTGTATTTATCTTTAAATACATCTTCTTGTAATATTCTAATTATACTAAACCCATTTTCATTAGCGCATTTCATTTTATATATGTCTCTTGCTCTATTATGTTCTGGTGTTTTCCATTTAGCAACCTGTTTCCAATGTTGTTCTCCATCAATTTCTAATATTATTTTTCTCTTTTCAATTACCAAATCAAAAGGTAAATGTTTTTTATCTATACACCAATCTGCCTTATATTGTCTTTGTAATAAAGGATATTTCTTTTTTAATTTATCATAAACAATATCTTCTGCTTTGTATCTACAATTAGGACACCAAGATCCGTCTGTTATATGACATAATTTACTTTCAAAATCGTTTCCACATTTATCACAATCAAACCAAAATTTTTCAGCAGTGCTTTTAAATACTTCTATGGGTTTCTTTTTATTTTTTGTTGACCAGTTTTTACTTCTCTCTATTGAAGCAAATGATTTATTACAACATTTTTTACAATTTAAATTTTCATCACATAATAATTTATTGGCACAATATGGACACCAAGTTTTTTTTGAAGTTATATCTGATAAAGATGCTTTAAATTCATGACCACAATCACAATCAAACCAATATTTTTTATGAGAATTTTTAAAAACTTCATATGGTTTTTCACAATTTTTATCTGACCAGTTTTTACTTCTCTCTACAGAAGCAAAACATTTATCAAAACATTTTTTACAATTTATATTTAATTCACATAATTTTTTATTTGAACAATATGAACACCATCTGTCAAGTAAATTAATATTTTTAAGACAACTCTCAAAAGTATGCCCACATTCACAATCAAACCAGAATTTCTTGTGTGAATTCAATGCCACTTCATCAGGCTTCTTTTCATTTCTATCTGACCAAAATTTAGATTTAGGATTTTCTGAAAACATTATTTATTGTTAAATATACTACAATAAATAATTTTAACTCAATTTTAAAAAAGTAATAATTATAATGTTTTTGAATTACATTTTATAAAGGTATTATATATGGATAAACATAGCATATTTTTTTACATTTTTATTATAATTGTTCTATTTTTTTGTTTAAGAATTTATCTAGAATCGGACGCATATAATTTAAAATGTATTATAGCATCAGAAGATGGAAATAGATATTGTGTTAGAGAAAGAGAGAAATTAGAACTCGCGGCAAATCTTTTGGCCCAAGTTACGCAAAAAATGAAGGATATGGTAGCATATTTGAAAGAAAAAAAACCAGAAGACCCTAGAACTGTAAGACTTGTTGAAGGGTTTAATCCCAAAACAATTAGTGAAACTTTACCAACAAGTGAACTAACTGCATTTAGTGAAAACAAAGGAGAAAAAATAGCTTTCTGTCTAAATACAAAAAAAGAAGGAAATAGATTAATAGATATAAGCACATTAACATTTGTAGCACTTCATGAATTATCTCACGTTTGTACTGAATCTATTGGTCATAAGCAAGAGTTTTGGCAAAATTTTAAATGGATATTACAAAACGCAAAAGAATCCGGAATATATGACCCAGTAGATTATAAAAAATCACCTCAAGAATATTGTGGAATGAAAATTAATGATAACCCTTATTATGATTTAGTATAATTTTTTCTTGGTATATAATATAATGGTAACAGCTCTATCTCATCTTTTCCACGCCGCAATTATAACTATAATTCTTTATGTTATCATGAAATTTTTTTACACCTTTTAACATTTCAAACGCCTAATATTTCTCAATAAAAATAACTTAAAGGCAAGCCAATATTGTATATTAAGTAATAATGATAATAAATGAGGTTACTTCCAATCTTTTAAAGATTGTTTAGCAGTGTTTCGTGAGACCCAAAGTCAAACAAAGCGTGACACAAATGCTACTCATTTCGTCCTTCACCAGTTTCACTGGGTTAAGTTGGGACATCGTAAGGTGAAACTCCTTACTATTGATTTTACACTTTTTACAAATTAAGTAAAGCACTGAATAATAGAATCCCAAAAATAAGTGATTACGAGGCTTATTGAAAATCGGCGTTTGAAATGTAAAAAGTTGTAAAACAATCGAATGTAATGTCATTAAATAGAAGTATTTTAATTGGAGCTTTAGCTTTAATATATATGATTTTATTTGGTCACGGAATGCCAACACATTTACATAAAATATAATAATTAATTTAATTGTTTAGGTAGTAATTAAATTAAAAATAATACTGTCTTTATATATATGTCAAAGTCAATATCTTCAATAAAAACATCAGATACAAAAGAATCATCTTTAGATAACCGTGTATATAAAGTAAAACAACTAATTAATGGTTCAATAAATATTATTTATGTATTTAATGGTAAAAAATCAGAAGAATTTAATAACATATTTACAGAAGAGGAAAGACAGCAAATTAAATCAGAAAATATTACGGTTAAATTTTCTGACCAACAAATACATTTTGATGATTCTGTTGGTACAATTAAGATTAAAATACTTAATGAGCTTAAAAAAGAAATTTCATTGGACGAAATATATTTATATTGTCAAAAAAAAGAAACATTAAATGCTATTTCAGTTTACCAATCATTAACTCAAAATAAGAGTCTTCAATTAACAAAAGTAAGACTTGACCAGTTTATATCAAATATTATTTCTCACGACTCAGGAGAACCTTTTGAAGACCCTGTTGAAAAGGAAGTTTATACATTCGATGATATCTTTGAAATGAATTTTAACAACAAAAAATTTATTATTAATAATGTTCTAGGACAAAATTTTTTTATTGTTGAAAATGAATATCCATTTGTATGTAATCCATTTGAGGTAAATGATTATGACAAAATTTTTGAAAAAACTGCTAGAAAATCCTTAACAACTCTTAATAACCATTTATTATTAAGTAGTGGTAAAATAATTGATGACAGTATTTATCTCTGTTTAGCAGAAGATGTTTTACATTATTTAAAGAAAAAGGACATTTCAGAAGAGACAACAATAAAGGTTTATTATCCTTTTTTATATAACAAAAATATTAACAGTTTGGAAGATTTACAAAGCCAAAAAAGTCAATTGCTTGAAAATAATAAAAAAATTATCAATGAAAAAGTAATCGACTCATTTAAAACAATTGACATGTTTTATGATGTTTATAAATTAAGAAAATCTGAACTTAATTATATTAATAAAGGTATAAAATTTATTACAATTGTTATAAGACCTGAATTTGATATTAAAATACCACTTGAAATAATATTTAAGGTTGTTCATGCTACACAAGAAAATCCCCTTATTAAATACAATCCTTCATCAAGACAAGAAAATGTGTATAGACTTTTTACTGATAAAATTGCTACGGATGGTAGAAAAATTCCTTACCTAAAAAAAGCATCAATTTTTAAACTTATGAAAAGTATTGCTCGTAATAAGTCTGTCGCTGTTTATGTTGAAACTGAAAAAAATGGTCAGGCTTTATATTTAGTTTGTGAATTTGACGAACAAGGATACATTACAATTACATCTGAATTTAATGAGGTTATCGATATAAATGAAATTAATGAAATATTTAAAAAATCAATTAATCCAATTATAGAAGAAATTAAAGCATTATTAGAACAAAGTGGGTATAAATTAAACAAATTTAATAGTTTAACTGATGATAATGTAGAAATTAAACAACTTACTTATCAAACACAAATTTATATTAAAAAAGCACTTGATATTGAAACCTATAAAGGTTGTGTGTCTAGTGTTTTCATTAATGAAACAAATGTTTTTAAAAGTGGCAAAATAAATTTACGTTTTAAACGAGTATCTAATTATAGTAAATTTAATAGCATGGAAGCTTTTATATTAGAAAAATCAGCACAAGGTTTAAGAGGAGAACATATTATTGAATCTTTACTTGAAAATTTTCCAGAAGATTTAGACCGTAAACAAGCTATAGAATTGGTTAGTAAAATTGCTAATGAACTAGAAATTGAAAGAGGAGCTCGAAAATCTGATATTAAAATTAAAAATAATCCTGGATTTAAAACTGTGATTGAATTAGAACAGGAAACTGGTATTATAACAATTACAACTGAAAATATCAATAATATTAATTATTTACAAACAATACCTATTTATTTGGATACGATTGTACGTTTAACACAAGATAAAAAATCTACTGATTATCATGTTAAAGAAATTAACAAATTATGTTCTTCTGGAGAAAAGGAAGATATAGTAATTGATGATATTATTTCATCTTCAGAAGAATTAGTTGAAAATTCTGAAGTACCAATAATAGAATCTGAAGAAGAGGAACAATACAATAAATTTAAAACTGTTGATATTAACAAACCAAAAGGTGCTTTAAGTTTATTTTTTGATGAAGAAGACGCTGAAGAAGAAAATTATGAAGGAGGTGAAAGAAAAGGATTTAGTATTGATTTTGAAGGGGGTGACTCTGAATCGTCTGAAGAATCAATAGAAAGCGAACAATCAAGTGATTCTAAAAAAAATACATATGATGGCATTACCGTTCCAATTGGATTATCAAATGATTCAGCACATGATGTATCTTCCAGTTCAGAAGAATCTATTATTTCTGAAAAATCTACGCCTCATAAAGAATTAGAATCATTCCCTTCAGCTAGTTCTAAAAAATCCGTATCATCTGAAAAAACACCTGTAGAAAGTGATAAGGAATTAGAATCATTCCCTTCAGTTAGTTCTAAAAAATCTGTATCATCTGAAAAAACACATGTAGAAAGTGATAAGGAATTAGAATCATTTCCTTCATCCAGTTCTAAAAAATCTGTATCATCTGAAAAAACACATGTAGAAAGTGATAAGGAATTAGAATCATTCCCTTCAGCTAGTTCTAAAAAATCTAGCACAAAAATACCAACACCTAAAAAGAATACTTCAAATATTAAATTAACAATATCAGAACCTGAAACTGAAGATTCTATTGCTTCTGATGATGAAGCCCCGGAATCAGAAGATGAAGATGAAATTAGAAATATAGATGGCATGAAATTAAATAAACCTTATTATTTTCAAACACTTATAGAAAAAAAAGACCCTGTTTTAATTTTAAAAGAAGACACTCCTCAATATAACTCGTATGTTAGAACGTGTAGTTCAAGTATGAGAAAACAACCTGTTATTTTAACTGATAAACAACTTGAAAAAATTAAAAAAGAACATCCAGGATTTTTGAGGGAAGAAGATGTAATTAAATATGGTTCAGATGAAAAGCATCAGCATAATTACATATGTCCTCGTTATTGGTGTTTAAAAAATAATACTATTGTTGACCCAAATGAATTAATAGAAGTTACTGGAAAAGATGGTAAAAAAGAATTACAACACCCTACATGTGGTAAAGTATTACCAAAAGGAGATAAAAAAGTAAAACCTGGTTATTATATTTATGAATTTTATAAATCAAAACCAGGTAAAAAAGATTATAAAAAATATCCAGGATTAATCGCAGATTCCCATCCAGATGGCCATTGTTTACCATGTTGTTTTGATAAATATAACACAGAAGGTAGAATAAAAGCTAACAAAAAATGTTATGGTGAAAAAGTTGAAGAAAAGAAAAAGAAAGAGGAAGAGAAAGAGAAAGAAGAAGAGGAAGAAGAAGAGGAAGAAGATTATATTAAAGGTCCTGATAAATTTCCACTTAACAAAGGACGTTGGGGATATTTACCTCCTGAAATTCAAACAATGCTTCATGAAATTAATGCAGATTGTCAAATAAGTAACACTAATACTAACCTTAAAGAAAATCATCCTTGTTTACTTCGTCATGGTATTGAAATAAATAAAAATCAGTCATTTATAGCCTGTTTATCTGATGTTATATTCTTTGCTAAAAAAGTATTAGATGCTAATAATGAAGTTCAAACCTCTAAAATTTTAAGTATTTCGGATATGAGAAAACGTATAATTAAATCATTATCTATTGATACATTTATAAAATATCAAAATGGTAATTTAGTTACAGATTTTCACGAACCAACTAAAGATGTAGATATTGAAAAATATAAAAACTCGAAACTCTACTCAAAAGTAAATAAAGATAATGAACCCGAAGTTGTCTACTTTAAAAAAGTAGTAACGTCCTTTGAAAATTTTAAACACTTTTTAAGCGACGATGACGCTGTAATTGACCATACATATTTATGGGATATTGTAAGTATGCCAAATAAATATTTATTTCCACAAGGTGTAAATTTAGTAATATTTAAGCTTCCAAAAGATGATATAACAAATAATGTTGAACTTTTATGCCCAACAAACCACTATTCATCTGAATTTTATGAAGCGAGAAAACCAACAATTATTATCATGAAAGAAGATAATTATTATGAGCCAATTTATTCTTATCAAATTAAAGCGAGAAAACAGTTAAACGTACCGATAGAATCAATTAAGTTTGTAAATAAACAAAAAGAAAAAGAAAATAAAAAATTTCAAGAAGGTTCAAGAGTAAAATGTATTACTCATCCTTCTGAAGTTGGATACAATGAACCTGCTAAAATAATAAAAATACATTTGAATAAAACAGTTGATTTATTACATGACCCATATTGGAAAGGAATTACCAAGGAATTTAAAGAGAGAGATCCTCATCTTTCAAAAACAATGAGAGCTGTATTTAAGGGAATTATTAAACCATTTTTTAACATAATTTGTAGACCTCTTGATAGTATGCCGAATGTTTATTTTGCTGAAAGACCTTTATTACTTTACGATTTAGTTCAAAAATTAGATAAATATGAATATAAAATACTAAAATTGGTTATTAATTTTAATAATAAAGTAATTGGCGTCTTTGCTGAAGAACCAGGAATATCTGATAATAGCGGATTTATACCTTGTTATCCTTCAGCACTTGATGAAGATTTAAAGAAGGATATTGATTTTGTTTTTATGACAGATTTAAGTTTATGGAACACATATGAAAATACTGTTAGATTTTTAAATAAACTTGATAACAGAAGCAAAAAACGTAAACAAAGTCCTGATATACCGTGCAAACCTGCGTTTAAAATTGTTGAAGATGAACATGTCGTCGGTATATTAACAAATACAAACCAGTTTATACAGTTATCTCAACCAATTAGAGTAGATGAAGTAAATGTAGATTTAGATATACCATCAATAAACAATAATAACTATATTATAAATAAAGACGCTAACCCTATGGTTAATACAGAAGTTGAATTTACAACTCAAAATAGTGTAGATAAAGTTCGCGTTGATTATATAAAAAAAATCAGACTAGAAACTAACTTCTATAATGTTTTTAGAAATACTATTCGTATATTATTAAACGATTACGAAAATACTAAAATAAGAGAGAAAATTGAAAATGAAATGATAAAAGAATATATTATTTATTCTGAAAAACTTAAAAATATTACTACATTGTTATATGATTTAATTAAAAATAAGATACAATTTACAGGTGACGAGAATTATTATAAACTTATTAATGAAGTATCAACTTGTATAATAAAAAATAAAGAATCTTGTGAAAATACCCCAAATTTATGTGCGGTAACTGAAAATGGAAGTTGTGATTTAATTCTTCCTGAAAAAAATTTAATAACTAAAAAAGATAATGAACCTATTTACTATGGTAGAATGGCAGATGAATTAATTAGATATAATAGAATTAAATCATTTATGTTACAACCTCAAACATTTTTGTCATTTGGAAATATAAGTTATAATTTAAGAGACAATGAAATTATTTTAATACAATCTTTATTAACACAAGAATATTTTGAAACGTTAAATACTGCTGTTACAAATAAATATATTAATTATAATTCTTACGATGAAGTACAGCCAATATTAACACAAGTATATGATAACACAATACCATCCTTAGATCATGCTATTGGTATAAAAAATGATCATAGTTGCGAATTAAAAGTAATTGAAAGCATTACTTCTAGTGTTTGGAAAAAATGTTTTCCAGATAATTATTCTGAAATTGAATATTCTAAAAAGGTAACAGATGAAAATGGAAATGAAGAAATTGCTAAAACAAATTATTGTACATTTGCCTTCATAATTGATTTAATAGAAAGAAAAACAGGAAAAAAATTACAAATTAATCAAGTTAAAAATGAATTGTTTGAAGAATATAAAAAATATGTTGAAAAATATATTGATAAAATTACAAATATATTAATTATAGAAGGTAAAAAGACATTAGGAGACCAACTCCATGCTGGAACATTAACATTTTCAAGTTTTATATATACTGATAATTATTTCTTAACTCCATTTGATTTATGGTTGCTTGTAACAAAATATGAAATACCAACAATATTTATATCTCAAAAATATATTTTACAAACAAAATATGAGAAACATGAATTTACATGTTACGGAGATAATGCTGATAAGTTTGCATTTATTGTTATACCAGGGTTAAGACCTGAAAATATACCAAAATATAAATTAATACAATCTGATAAAGGGGAAGTTTTTATTTCTCTCGACAAATTAAATGAAGAATGTGTTGAAAGATTAACCAAGTCAGTTGATGATAAGATTTCTATCGAAGATTACTTAGAAAATTTTACAAAACCAATAACAACAAATTATGAAAGAAAAAATCCTGTAAGACTTGTTATCAAAACGAATAATGATAATGTAAAACCTAAAAAGAAAAAGAAATTAATTATTGAAGAAACAAGTTCTTTATCCCCAGAAGAGTATATTTTACAGCCAGCAAAAAAAACTCGTAAAAGCAAAAAGAAACAACTTAATATAAAAGGCAACCAAGCAACTAAAAAAAATACAAAAAATCGCAGATTATTACTTATTGACAGTTCAAGCAGTGAAAAGGTTTAACTTATTGAATCGTTTTCTTCCTCTTCATAAATTGTGTCAGTTGAATCGTCCTCCTCATCGAGGGAATCGTCCTCCTCATCGAGGGAATCGTCCTCCTGATAATTTATATTAAAGTCGGTTTCAACCTCATCATATTTTAAATGATCTATAAAAAATCCTTCATTTAGCTTTTCAATATCATAAAAATTTACACAGTTCTCATCAAAAACTATTTCTTTGCCATATATTATTTTTTTAAAATATTTGTCTGTTTTATAATGAAGTTTATATTTTTTTCTCCCAAAATAAGGATTAAATTTATTAAATCTTAACATATTTAATTTAAACAAATGAGAATATTGTTTTTTTATTTGTGGATGAAAACTAAATAGTGATTTAAAATATAAAAATAAATATGGTTTCATAATTGTTACTAATTTATTATTAGGAAATTCAGGATTAATAAGTATTCTATTTTTATAATATAATTTCTCACAATACAAATTAAAAGTAAAAACCATGTGTCTTATATCTTTTTCAATTACATTAATAGGTGATTTATATACATAATTTTCAATTGAATATTCTCTTAGTAAATTTTCATTTAAACATTTAAATTTTGTTAAATTAAAATTACAATCAAAAAACTTAAAAAATAATTCAGAATAATAATTCGTTTTATATCTTATAAAAAAATAAATATTATATAATGTTGATTTGTTGAATGGTAAATTATTATATGGATTTTTTATACTCTTTGGTTGAGAGAAAAATAAAAAAGAATTTGTTAATGATGAATTTATTATTTGAATCAAATCATTAACATGAAATAAATATTTTGAATTATTATCAAGAATACAAATAACATTTTTATCAGTTAATCTTAATTCATTTAAACACATGTCTGTGTTAACAACTATTTTTGATTTTTTATATTTATAATCACGAAGAAATCTATTTAATGCGTTATAGGTTTTTTGAATTTTATACAAATAATCAATAAATTCATCTTGTTTTTGTTTATTTTTAAGTAAAAACCCATCTAATACATTAGATAATTTTTTATATTTATTTTTTAAATTTAAATTTTTCTCAAATAAACAAAATGATAACTTTATATAAATTTGAATTGTTTTATCTTCTTTATAATCAAAAGAAAAATAATTTATATCTGGGTTAATTATTTTTTTTATTATTAATTTATATGTTTCCATAATAATTATTAATAATATGTTATGTTTAATATATTATTTATTAATTTAATTTACTATCGCACTACTTTTAAAATCCTGGATTATAATTATTATCATTACCCATATCTTGGGCTTGAATAGTAATAACATTATTATTAATTGAAATTTTATTAATACCGCATGGATCATCTGGATTTTCAATATTACCAAATGCTTTTTCAATTTCTTCTTCAATATCAATTGGTCTATATTCGCTTACAGCTTCAAGTTTCTGCATTTCATCAACGTCTAGAACAACTTGGAAACAACTGGTTCCAAAGAATCCTTCTTGACCACACATAACATTGGCTGAAACACCTCTAAATGTATCAAGTTCACCGTGTCTAGCTGCCTTTAAGAACATTTCAGGAGTTTCCTCGAAAGATGCTTTGGCAATTGGTCCAATATTATCATTATTAATTCCGTGTCTAAATATAGATATTAGTTTACTAGTTGCTGTCATTCTATCGACCAAAACACTATAATTGTGGTAATTAATGTAAGTTCCATCAAATTCCACGACTTCAACTAACTCATTGTAAATTGCTTGTCTAGCAGCTTCAATACCCAAAACATTATATATTTCCACAATATCATTACTAAGTGTTCTTTTATTATCAATAAAATCTAGTCCTAAAACATCTAATAGATTTGTACCGACAGTATCTAAAACCCAAATATCCTGCTTTTTATAAACGCCGTTATGTTCAACCACATTATCTACTATTTTTCTAAGTATAACTTTATTTATTCCCTTCGTTCCTCTTAATACAACATTATTCAACATCTGGTCTTGGAAATTTTTCAAAATATAAATTTGATCTGATTGGTCGAGAGGGTTTATCTTTGCCTTCTTTTGACCTTTTCCAGATCCTGATAGAACTTCATTCATTCTGATTCTAAATATTAATTTATCAGAATTAAAATCAGAATAAACACAAGAAATTTGCTGATCATAACAATTTTTTAATGTAAAGTTAACATCATCCATTGTAATATTTTTCTCAAGCATAACTTCAGGATCCATTTCCATTCGGATAATCCATTTAGACTTTTCATTCTCATCGTTAGTCAATGATACTTCAGCACATTCTGCTACCATTTTTTCAAATTCCATGTATTGTGAAATAGTATCTTTGTCAATATTAATAAGAGAATTCAAGTCATCTGGGTCAAAGCATACTTCGATTGATTTTACAATTTCTTCTAATCTAGTATGTTCCAACATATACATAATAGTTTGAGCTTTTTCTTTTTGAGTTTCTTCTTCAGGTTTCAAATAAATACTGAGTGAAGGATTTTTAATATCACTTGACAACGACAATATTTCTTCAATTCTTGGAACGCCACGAGTCACGTTGGATTTAGATGCGACACCGGCGAAATGGAAAGTGTTCAACGTCATCTGGGTTGAGACCTCACCAATACTCTGACCAGCAATCATACCAACCATTTCACCTGGAGCCACAATAGCTCTCTTGTAATCAATTGTAATAGTATCCAATAATAATGTTAATGCTGCTTTGTTAAATCTTTTAACAACAAGAATATCCTTTGGAGACAAATAGAAGTAGAACAATGTCTTGAAAAGTTCTGTAGGAGGAGCATAGTAATTTTTCTCAAGATTGGAATAACAGTTTTCTATCATTTCTAGTGCTTCCATAGGTGTAATATCCACTAATGATGAAATAGTAATATTACATTGTCCTTGAATGTTATTAATTACATAATGGAAAGCAACTGGACAATTTACAATAGAATCACTCTTATTTTTAAATACATTTTTAATAATCGCCATACGCTTTTGAATCATCATATCAATATATTTCTGAGTTTTTTTCATATATTCATCTGTTTGTTTTTTATACCTAGTCATCGTATTTTTTAAGAATATATTATTTAATGTTTTAATCTTTCCCGATTCCTCGGGGATTAGGTAATGAGAATAAATATCTTGAGTACTCATAGATACAATAGGAATAGTTTGATTTTCTACTTTAATACAATCAATATTATCATCACCATAACAGAACTGGACAATTTTATTCTTATTTGTTCTAACAGTCATATCATAAGAAACCATTAAATCTTCAAGCCCTTTAATCAATCTTCTTTGAATGTAACCAGTAGTAGATGTTTTAACAGCGGTATCAATAAGACCTACACGACCACCCATAGCATGGAAGAATAGTTCTTGAGGTGATAAACCATTAACATATGAAGACTCAACAAAACCACGAGCTCCAGGCGAATCGTCAAATTTATTAAAGTGAGGAAGAGTTCTATTTTCAAACCCATAAGGTATGCGTTTACCATCTACGTTTTGTTGACCTAAACAAGAAATCATAAATGAAATATTTAAGTCAGAACCTTTAGAACCTGCTTGAACCATGGTTACAAATCTATTATCTTTACTAAGATTTTTTAAACCAATTTTACCAGATTCAGATGTAGCTTGATTAAGAATACTATTCACTTGAGTTTCAAACTCTTCTTCGTTTGTTTTTCCAGTATTATTTTCAAATATGCCAATTTGAACTTGATCAATCAAATTCTTTACATCACTTTTCTTCTTTGTAATAACTTGAATAATATCATCATCTGTTTTCTTATCAGAAATCAAATCACTAATGCCAACACTAAATGCACTTGATTTCATGTATTCAGTTACAATATTTTGTAAATCGTCAATAAATTTAGCTGATGCCATATTACCAAAGTCATTACAAACTCGCTGTAACAAACCCTTAGTACCCGCACCCATTACACTTTTATCCATTTGACCACGAACATATGTTCCATTTTTTATTTCAATTACAGCATTTGATGTTTTAGCATCATCTTTATCCTCTTTAAATGCCTTGGTTTTATATTTCATTGAAAGCGGAGGAAATATTTGACTTAAAATATCAAAATTTGTTATTCCTCCTTCTTTTTGTGCTTCGTCCAAAAGTTTTTTCTCGTTTACATTATTAAACATCATTAAAATATTCATTGCTTCACGAGGACTAAATCTTAGATTAGGTCTTGTGAATTGATATGAACCAAGCATAGAATCTTGATAAATACCAATAATTGAACTATTATTTGCTGGACTAACAATTTGATAGGGCACTGCTGCCAAATTTTTAAGTTCTGCCTCAGATTCTGGATCCTGTGGCATATGTAGATTCATCTCCAAATCATATCGTCTAAGTTTCCCTAGACGCCGGAATACACCTTGTGCCGTATCAAGTTGGTTAAACTATCATTTACGACCCGCGACCGTCTACTCTCTGGACCTTCCCCATGCTCTTTACCATAACGAGTTTAGGGGCTTGGCTGCTGATTTTCTAATTCTTCACATTTTAACCATTGGGTTCGGCAATTAACCGAGTTCCTCACTAATGTTTCCAATAGTGAGTGGTAGTGAAGACTCTAAAGAAGTTCCAGCAATTTGATCACGTTGCCATTTAATTATATCTAATATAAATATTCTTGCTCTTTGTTTTATTTCTTCGATTGTTTCATATTTTCCAACAAAAGTCGTTCTCATTTTTTCAATAGTAACTCTGACATATTCGTAATTTAATGTGTTGTTACGAATAACTTTAATATATTTGTCAATGTCATCATTATCAATATTAGTATTTTTGTATTTGTCAAATCTACTTTTAATATTTTGATTTTGAACTCTAAGCATATCTTTTTTACGTTCGTTTATATCACCTTTAAATGCTTTAAGTCTTTCAGATATTATTTGTTTTGTATAGTCGCTTCGTTTTAAATCGGGGGTTTTTACCTTTGGTGGTTCTAGTATTTCTTCATTGGTTATAATAACTTTTTTACCTTTTATGAACCCAATTTTTTGACCCCCATTAGTTAAATTATACCCATTTGGAAATTTAGTGTTTAGTTCATTAATGTATTTAACTTCATAGTTGTCTAATTCTTCAACACTACAAGTTATTATTAATTCACATTTAAAATTATTAAATCCATATTTTAGTAAAGCATAATTCAAGTATTTACACTGATTTTTTTTACTTGATTGAGATTCACATATATGGTCTTTAAATCTTCCAATGTGTCCAAATGGTCTATATTTCCCTTTATTTAAACGATGACTTCTAGTTTGACCTACATATAACATATTTGTTATTGTATTAGTAATTTTATATATCTCCCCAACGACTTTATGAAACTCATTTTTTTCTAGTAAACAATCCATTATTATTATAGAGCAATTTATATTTATATTATTTTAATTAAATGACTAGACGATTATATTAATTCAACCAGTATTGAATTAGTAGATATTACAACGTTTTTCTTATTAAGTATTATCTACAACTTAATAAGCGGTCGCCTGTTGGGGACAAGATTAATCTATTTATCCCCGTCAAAATCGGCATTGTATGGCTTAGTGTCAGCCACATTCATTCTAAAAGTATCACCTCGCTTCATAATTCTAGCAATATGACACATCATACTCATTCTGTGAAGAGTAGGTTGACGATTAAATAAAATCGCATCACCGTCCATCATATGTCTATGAACAGTATCACCTTCTTCCAGAACAATAGAATTTCTATCTAAATAATAGCGGAGTGTAATTACTTCACCATTTTGCTTTTCTAACATTTTAGCACCAGGCCATACATCGGGGCCATTTTGAATTAATTTAGTCAAGAAATTTTTATTAATTTTATTAACAATAACAGGTTTTGTAATATTCTTTGCTATCTTCATTGGAATACCTAATTCACGAATTGAAATATTAGGATCCGCAGTAATAACTGAACGCGCACTAAAATCTACACGTTTAGCCATTAGATTGCCTCTCATACGCCCACCTTTACCATTTAAGCGGTCTTTAATCGATTTTAAAGGTCTTCCGGAACGCTGAGCAACAGATGCTACACCTGGAATCTTATTATCAACTTGAGTAGCAATATAATATTGAAGAACAGTTGTCCAATCATCAATTACATTTGATGGAGCATTATTTTGAATTTTATCTTGCAATGTTTTATTTGTCTTAATAATATTCACTAAAATATGACTTAAATCATCTTCCGACCTTTGTTGAGCATCATGTTTTACAGATGGTCTAATAGCTGGAGGAGGAACTGTCATGACTTGGCAAATCATCCAATCAGGTCTTGAGTATAAAGGACTAAACCCCATAAAGGTAACATCGTCGTCTGATATTCTCTTGAAATTTTTTAATACCATCTCTGGTGTAACCTTAATTATAATTGGTTCCGAATCATTGCCATCATTTTTCCATTCAGCAAAGATAGTAGCAAGACCTTCTTTTCTAATTTTATTTGGCTGTAAAGTACCACACCCGTCTTCACTATCATCGCCACATCGCTTTACTTTCGTACACAATGAAAACACGTATTTCCATCTAGCCTCACCTTGTAATTTTAAAGCTTGTTTATATTTATCTTTACTTATTAAAAGTTTACTACATTTGAAACAAACACATTTCATACATTTTTGAACTGTGCTTAAATATTGAATATAAAATACAGGACGTGCTAATTCAATGTGACCAGCATAACCAGGAGTTTTCATATAATCAAGACCATCTGTAGGACAAATTAAACCAGGTTCTAAAACACCCATTCTAGGATCAAATAACCCTCCAATTACTGGTTTATTATTTATATATGTATCTCTAGTTGTAATTTCGGCAACAGAACTTTTCCTTATTTCTTCTGGTGACAGAATACTAAATTGTATTCCAATTACCTTTGAACAATTAATTGACATATTATTGGAAGTTGCGAACTTGGACATCTCTTATATTATAATATAATAGATTTATATTGTTTATTACTCAATTTTATTTTAAATAAATAAATATTGCGTTTATTTTTTACTTTGTTTATGATATATTTTACATATTTTCATTATATTATTATTATTATTATTATTATTATTATTATTATTAATATACTTTTTCTTATCAAAATAAATAAATAAGTTTGAACATATATAGTTCTAGATTTGTAATTATTTACATAATTATTTTATAAAATAAAATTGATTTTAATTTAAAACCATAATGTATTAATATATAATATATACGATGTCGCGTGAAAGTCAAAATAAATTATCTAAGAAGGAACAAAATAAATCATCCAGGAAGCAGGATGAAATAACTAAGAAAAAGAAAAGGTTTGAAAATCCGGATAGTGATGATGACGGTAGTGATTATGAAAGTGATGAAATGGATGAGCATGAATATCGTAAATTTCTTTCAAAGATATTTCCATCTAAACATTTAAATAATAAAATTAAGTCTGGAGATAAATTAAAAAAAATAGCAGAAGAATTTGAGGAGGAAGAAGAGAAAAAGTTTAAATCTAAAACGAAGACAAATAAAAAGATTAAAGAAACTGAAGAAGAATGGGAAACGGATTCTTGTGCAGACGAAGAAATTTTAGTTAAAAAAGCAAAAAATAATAAAAAGTATAAAAAGAATAAAAAAATTGAAGTTTCGGACGATGAAGACGAAGTATCTCTTGGAGAAGAAGATACAGAAGATGATTCAGAAGATGAAGATTATATAGAAGACGATGACGATGACGATGATTCAGAAGATGAAGGTGAAGAAATTAATATTGGTAAAAAGGGAGCTAGAAAATTAAACATTGTATTAACAATCGGAAGAAGAGATGAAGACGAAGAAGATTGGAATGAAGAAGATTACGAACCTGATTATGACGAAGAGGATGATTCTGTAATGGAAACTGAAGACGAAGATGAAGACGTTTCTACAGATGATTCTGATGACGATGACGATGAAGATATGAAACCTAAAAAAAAATCAAGGAAAATTAAAGCAGATATTAATGAACCTCTAGAAGAGACTACTAATTCGGAAGATAAAAATGATGTACTAGAAAAACTAAAAAATTTATTAGAAAATAATCCAAATGATAAATCAATTCAGAAATGTATTGATGTTTATGAAAGAGAAATTAAAATGTCAAAAAAGAAGCTTCAAAAGAAGGAAAAGAAACAAAAAAATAAAAATCTTAGAATATTTAAAAAAATAATTAAAGATAAAAATACTATGAATGACTTTTCATTTTATGAAAAGTTAGAAATTGAAAATCAAAAGAAAATAATCAAAGAATTGAGAGAAATTAATAAAATAACAAGAATCGAAAAACCTTACAGAATGACTCTTCTTGAATCTGAAATTCCTGTTCAATTCAAATCTGCTGCTATGAAAAAGATTAATTCTCTTCGCTATATGGAACCGGGTAGTGGTGAATTTTATAAAATTAAAAATTGGGTTGATACATTTATGCGCATCCCATTTAGCAAACAAGAAGGACTTCCGATTAGCATTGAAGATGGTGTAGATAAATGTCATGAATTTATGGAAACCGCACAAAAAACTTTAGATCAAGCAGTATATGGATTAAATGACGCAAAGATGCAGATAATGCAAATGTTGGGTCAGCTTTTAACAAATCCTAAAGCAATCGGTACTTCTATTGCTATTCATGGTCCTCCTGGTACAGGTAAAACTAGTTTGGTAAAAGAAGGAATTAGTAAAATTCTTAATAGACCATTTGCTTTTATTGCACTAGGCGGCGCTACCGATAGTAGTTTCCTAGAAGGTCATGGATATACATATGAAGGTAGCACTTGGGGTAAAATTGTTCAAATATTGATTGATAGTAAGTGTATGAATCCAGTAATTTACTTTGACGAACTTGATAAGATTAGTGACACCCCAAAAGGAGAAGAAATTGCTGGCATTCTTACACACTTAACCGATACATCTCAAAATTCTCAATTTCACGATAAATATTTTGCCGAGATTAATTTTGATTTAAGTAAATGTTTATTCATCTTCAGTTATAATGATGAATCAAAGGTTAATCCTATATTAAAAGATAGGATGTATAGAATTAAAACGAATGGCTACAATGGAAAAGAAAAGTCAGTAATTGCTAACAATTATTTGTTACCTAAGATTCATGAACAAGTTAGATTTAATAAGGATGAGATAATTATTCCAAATGATGTAATTAATTACATTGTTGATCATCATTGTAATAAAGAAGATGGAGTTAGAAATTTGAAGCGTTGTTTGGAGATTATTTATACCAAATTAAATTTATACAGACTAATGAAACCTGGTTCAAACTTATTTCAAAGTGAGATGTCACTAACTGTTGAATTTCCATTCACAGTAACAAAAGATATAGTTGACAAACTAATCAAGAAAGAGTCAACTGGAACAGAAACTTGGCGTAGTTTGTATAATTAAATGATATAAAAACAACACTATAAGATAAATAATAATGAATATAAATTATTTTTTATCTGTCAAGAATAAACTAGAAAAAATTTTGTCGCATTTGAATGAAATTAAATTAACTTATTGTGAAATTCAAATAAAAAGTGAAGATTACATTAATTCTGAATATATATGTCATGAAATTAACGAATATAATAAAAAAATAAATGCTCTAGAAGAAACAATAAAAGATTTAAATGAATTACGGTGTAATAATTGTCAACATACATTTGTAGATGATTTAATTGATATTACTCCAAATACTTCACAGCATATAACATACTGTACAATTTGTGGATATACAAAAGAAAATTAATTTTGTAGATATACATATATTATTTAATTTCATACTTAAAGAGGTTCTACTACATGATGAAGAGGATTTCTTTAAATTATGTAAAATATCACAAAAAAAGGTTCCTCCATATGTAGCATTGATATATGAAATTTTTTGGGGAAAGTTTTTTTGAATTTTCAATTTTGGACATTTATTTTTGTCCATTTTTGAAAATCTTGGATATTTTATGGCAAAAAAATAATTTTGTGACCATAATTAAAAATTAGCGTCTGGACACTAAAAAAATAATTATAAAATTGTGACTGTAATTTTTTTATATTTTATAAAACAAATATTAAAAACTTTTCTATAGGAAATATAATGGAAAACGAGGAAAACAAAAAAAACGAGTTTTACGAGCCAAAATATAATTGTGAAATATGTGATTTTAAATGCTGTTATATTTCAGATTGGAAAAGACATTTGTCTACTAGTAAACATTTAGTCAGTAAGGATGGAAATAAAATGGAAAAAAATGGAAAAAAACTCGGCGAGAAAATTATTAATAATTGCCATTCATGTGATATTTGTAAAAAAACATATAAATCTATATCTGGATTATGGAAACACAAACAAAAATGTAATAAGGTTGAATATAAAGCTGAACCTAAAAATGAACAAAATAATATAACTGATAAGGAATTTATTGTAATGCTTATAAAACAAAATACCGAATTAATAAAAGAAACAACTGATTTTAAATCTATTATGATGGAGGTTATAAAAAATGGAACACATAATACAATTCATACAAACTCTCATAATAAAGCATTTAATCTTAATTTCTTTTTAAACGAGACATGTAAGGACGCTATGAACATTACGGATTTTGTTGATTCTATTAAATTACAGTTATCAGATTTAGAAAGTGTTGGCAAATTGGGATATGTAGAAGGAATCTCTAATATTATAGTTAAAAACCTTAAAGATCTTGATGTTAATAAAAGACCCGTTCATTGTACCGATAAAAAGAGAGAAACCATGTATATTAAAGATGATAATAAATGGGAAAAAGATGAAGAAAAACAAAAATTACATAAAGTTGTTAGAAAGGTTGCGTGTAAAAATCAAAACTTAATACCTAAATTTAAGGAGAAACACCCTGATTGTGGAAAATATAATTCAAAATTCTCAGACCAATACAATAAAATTGTTGTAGAATCAATGGGAGGTGCCGGAGATAATGATTATGAAAAGGAAGAAAAAATAATACAAAATATATCAAAAGAGATAACAATTGATAAGGTTCTATGATTTAGTGCAACTCGCATTTTAAATGTCATGTTCCTCCTAAAAGAAGGATAAACGAAATTCTATGTAATGTGATCTAACTGATGGTACTATGTTAAAAGCTATTGATAAAAAATGGTTTATCCATATTATACATTATAATATGAATAATATGAATTTACTTTCAAAAATATTAGTATATTTACCAAACAGTGTCAGTATTATGCCACCACATTCCATCCCCTTTCTTAACGTTATATAATGCTCTGAAAATTTCAGAACGCGATAGTGGAACATTACATCTATATTTATCAAGTGGATGTGGATTTGTCTTCAATTGTGCAGCCAATGCTTTCTTAGTTACAACTTGCCTTTGTTGGAAAGCAAAATATGTATAAAATCCTTCATAAGAAAAATAACGGATTGGCATTAAATCGCCATTTTTTTCTTGAAAATCTCTTAAATATTCATCGCAAATAGCTAATCCAGAAATATCAGCTAAATCTTCACCAACCCCAATAGACGCATCAAATTTAATACCATCTCTAGCAGCAAATTCTTCATATTGTTTAATTACATCTTGTTGAATTAATTTGTATTTTTTTTTATCAGTATCAGTCCACCAATCATTTAAATTACCATCCCATCCATATTTGCTTCCCCAATCATCAAACGCGTGGGATAATTCATGACTAATTGTGAAACCAATATGTGCTAAATTATATTCAATTCCTCTCTCATCCAAGTCTACAAAAGGTTTTTGAATGTAACCAAGATTTATATAAATTGAATTCTTAGATGGAGTATATGAAGCATTTACTATATATGCTTGTGTTCCAACCATCTTAACAGGATATTGAGACCAATCCATCATTGGAATATCTATCGTATGCTTATTATTAAGATGAATTAATTTTTTATGACGCCAATCAATAATTTTTTTCAGGTTATCATATAATAGTGTCCCATAATCAAGATCAGGGTCTTCTCTCAAATCTTTAGGTTTTCCATAAACAAAATTAAAATGTTCTAATTTTTTTAATGCATACTCTTTGGTCGATGGTTGTAACCAAGTATTACGCATCAATATTTTCTTATAAACAATTTTAAGATCATTACATAATATTTTAACATATTCAAGTGCTTGAGGGTTTTCATATTTTTTAACATATTCATTTGTTAAAAATGTATTAAATGGAAGAGACATATATAGAGAAGCCCCTACTGCGTCAGAACGATTTAATTCTTCTTGACCTCTCTCGAATTTGCCAGAAAAATCATAGTTTAATTTTTCATAATCTGAAGTTATTCTTGCTAATCTAGATAATAATATCCAAACCCAATAAGAACGCCATTTTGGTGTATTCCAGTTTTGTAAAAATAAATCACTTCCACATTTTAAATAATTTTTACTTCCTGTAATAAATGTAGTAGGCATTTTTTCAAACCCAAGATGGTAAGAAAATTCTTTCCAATTAAATCCATATTTAGATAAAGCTTCAGTGCCATATATTTTGTTATACGACTCTTCATCTTTTGAAGTTATATCAATACAACCTAATGCATTAAATATGTCAACTTCAACATCATAAATATCTTTTCCGTGAAATTCGTTTGGTCCTAAAAGCGAATTAAACATTTTTTGACAAGATTTTTGAAATTCTTTTATATACTTATTTTTATAATGAACATCTTTTCCGTCATCATAATAAACGGCTAAATCTAAAATAGTAAATTGATGAGGAGATAAATAACAAGAATATACTTTTGTGTTTTTGTCGTCTGGATTTAAACTCCATACAAAAGGAGCCTTATATGAAATCATTTCATCTTTGTTAAAAAACGCAAGCATTTTCCATGGATTACCTTCAGCAATTAAGTTATCAACAGTTTTAACAGCTTCTTTTGCTAGACGTTTTGTGTAACCCTTTGGATTCATTTTGATAACAGAATTGTAAAAATTCTTAAGGTTTTTAGAAAGTTTATTATTGTTATTCTTAATATAATCTAGAATAATATCATTTAACTCTTCGTATACTTGATGCTGAGTCAATCTGAAATTGTCAATTTGAGTTATATATTTTTGTTGACTTTCTAAACTAACATTTTTTAGCCATTGATAGTTTATGTAATCATAAAAATTGTTTTCAGGTTTAATACTATCAGGTGTGAATTTACTTAAAAGTTGTTTTACAAACTCTTTTTTTCTTTCTGTACTAGATTTTAGAATATGATTTTGATGGTTTTTTTTATTAAATTCCTCTTGAAATGATTTTAATCCAATTGGACAATCCAATATTTTTTGATTTTTTTTTGTAATATTTTTCTTAATAAGTTTCTTCTGAGTTTTAACCATTTATATATATATAAAATTATTAATTTTATTTGTTATTTATAATTATATAAAAATAACA